AGGGAGAGCGAGTTCTACCCCAATCTACCGAGCTCCAAGGGCATTGGTTTTAGCGCTGAGCACGCGCAGATGATCGGAGAGAGGGTGCTTGCTGTGACCGAGGCAACTGGTGTTCAGCCGATCGCTTCGGACGTCAAGGGTTGGGAGAAGAATTTCTCCAAGGACCTGGCTGACGTCCACGCCGATCATATGCAGGACACAGTAGAGGACAGGAGGAGTTGCGAGAGGAGCCTGCGCCGGGCCTGTACCTGGTGGAGTTGTTCACTCGTCTCCTGTCCTTATGCTTTGGACACCGGTGAGTTGCTTGACTTCAAGGACGTCCGCGTCCAACGAAGCGGTGACTTCCTTACCACGTCCGCAAACAGTAGCGGTAGAAGCGCTTGCGCTAACTACGTCGGCTCTGTTAGCAGAACGGCGGGCGATGATTGCCTCGAGTGGTCTCGTCTGCTCACGGCCGATCTTATCGAAACATACAAAGAGATTGGTGTTCCCGTTCGAGACGTGGAAGAGCAACGCGGAGACAGCTTTCTGTTCTGTTCACACCGTTATCAACGGCGGAGCGATGGCAGTTGGGCGTGCTGGCTTGAAACCTGGCAACGCATGGTGTATGAGTCGTCCTTTTCGAAGTTGAACGACTTAGGCACAAACACCAACTACAGAGCCGAGATCGAGATGATGCCTTCTTGTGAGGACAAGTATCGGATTCTCAGCTACTTTGACCGCCGTAGGGATTTGCTCGGGGCCATCGCCGGGCATGAACAAGAGCACGAAAGCTCGTACGAGCAAGACCCAGACTCAGGTCTCTAAGAAAGGAGTCGAACCGGTGCAAGTCGTGCAGACGCACAACGCAAAAGGGAAGCAGAAGAAGAAGGCTAGGAATGTCCTCAAGATGGGCGTATCTGATGTTGACAAGTACAAACTTGCCTTGACAAATCCTTTTTCGGAAGCTGCCCTCGGCGTTCGTGTGCCAGATCAGTACTTTGCGCCCACCGCCACCCTGGCTCTGAGGGAGGTCGTCACCCTGACGAACAACGTCTCTGGCCAGATGGATGCAGTCCTCTTGCCGAGTGTTGTGCTGCCCGCGTTTTCTTTTCGTGGCAGCATCTCGGGAGGTTCCGCCCTGACCCTCCCCAGCACGACCAGTTTTAGCAATGGCATGGTCTACAACGATCCTGCACAGCTTTATGGCAAGATCACCAATCATAGGATTGTGTCCTGGGGTGCCCGCATCAGGAATACATCACAACTGACCAATTCCTCAGGCATTCTCACGGTAGCGCTCTTTCCCATTAAGGACAAGGCGAGAATCCCCCACAACCTCGCTGTGGGCGGACAGATTGCCTTCGGGACAGCTGCCAACAATGAGACCGCCGCTACGTATCTGGACATGTTGGGTCTTCCCAAGACGGGTACCGGTGACGCTGCGCGTCTGGACCTCACGGCTTTGCTTGATTTCCCGTTTCACGCGAGGTACCAGGGAGTCCAGCTCTCGGAGCAGACGTTCGAGGTCCATCCCAAGATCGTCACGCCCCAGGCAATGGGCTTCCGGAACTCCGCTGACAACGCGTGGGGGACTGACATAAATGACCAAACCTCAGCCGTCTACATTCAGTCTGGTGATTCCACCTATCTGTCTTGTGACGGTTGGACTGGCATCGCTGTCGGTTTCACCGGGGGTAGCGGCTCGGCCGGCACCAACTCGCTTGACATTGAGCTCGTTTACCATATCGAGGGCTCTCCTAATGTCACGGCTTCGAGTGTCTTTGTCGTCGACGCCCCTGTGTCTATCCACGCGCCGATGGCCGCTATGGTCGCCCAGGCCGCCCTCAATTCGGCTCCGCCGTTTGTGAAGGTCGCCGGTGCCGCCATGGCCGCCCTGCGGGAATTTAGCGGCGCCTGAGAAGGAAAACTCTCCAAACCCGCCCGCCCCCTGCGTTATGGGGGCAAACGGTTCCCTTTGAAGAATGCTGATTAAAACTACCGATAGGGATGAAAGGTCTTGAGAAGGCTCGTAAGAGATTTTCAAACTCATGTGAACAAAACCCAGCATGGACCGCTGTCTTGGGAACTCCGGAGTCAACCGGGCTATCAAACCGCCTGTGTGATAACACACAAAAACAAAGCTAATATAAAATCGTGTTAGCTCACAGTGTCA